GCGGCAAGCATCTCTTCCTCGTAGCCCGCGGGCCGATGCTTGGCGGTTTCGCGGATGGCGACCAGATTGACGAGGATCATGGAGGGGGGAGTACCGTCGGGCAGGAGGTTAGGTTTTCACAGTCCATCAACACCCACGATCTGGATTCGCCGTTGTTTCCGGTCCCGGCGCAACTGCACACCTCGACAACCTGACCAATGAACCTGACGGTGCATCGCGATCCGGCGGGGACGCACGGCTGGCCGTCGGGGAAGATCCACCGCTGATTCATGTCGTCCCACTCTGGCGCGCGGTAGCGAATCACTCGCTGCTCGATGGTTTGAGATCCGTAGAAGATCGAATGCCTGAAGCAGTAGCAGTTGTAGGACTTGCAGCAACACGACTTCGAGAAGGCGAACCCGCCGTCCTCCATCAAAAACGATCCAGAGAAGATAAAGGCCATCAGAACGACTCAAGGTAGGAGGCAGTGACGTCCAAGACGTTCGCAGCACTTGCTCTCGCCTGAAGCCTGTCCCCTGGATTCAGGACGATCGTGCTGTTGAGTGGCTGACCCGTCGCCTGCGAGGCAAGGGACGCCGCGCGAATCATGTAGACCGCCGAAGTGAGTCCGTCCGGCACGACGAGAAGGTCGTAGGTCGCCGACGCCGTTCCGGTATTGCAGAACGTGATGCCACGAACGACGGCGGTGCTTGACGTCCCCATCTGGGCGACGGTCGTGTTTGTCGTGGACGTCAGCGTCTTGGCCGCCATGCGGAAGATATCAGCCATATTTCACCCCAAGAAGAACGACGTGGAGGATGACGACGCGGCGCCGCCGGAGGACGTCACCGAGGTCGCAGAGACTGTAGTGCCGGAGTAGGTCTGGCACGTCGCGAGCGGGAAGAGAGTCGGCAGGCTTGTGTCTCCGACAACCTGAATCCCGGCGTTGTGGAACACAAGGTTCGAGCCTTCGATCGCCACCCTGGTGACAACCGACGTTCCACGATGCCGCACGTTGGCAAGCTGCCACGCAGTCCCTTCTTGCACGGCGATGCAAGTCATCGAGACGCCTGCGTCGGGGATCGTGTAGAGAATGTTGGTGACGTTGATCGTCTCTCCGGTCGCGATCGAAGTCACTGCCTTGTCGGTGTCGATTCCCCAGGCCCCGGTGAACGTGCAGGCTTTCGCGCCGCCGGTCGCGGGGACGGGCTGGATGAGATACCACGCCGTCCCGTCCTTGGCGATGGCGCAGGTTCGCCGGATCTCCGTGGCTGTTGACCCCGACGCAGGCAGCGACCCGAACACGTTGGTCGCCAAGACCGTGTAGCCGGTGACGCCGACGTTCGACAGCGTGACGGTGTTGGCGCTGCCGAGGCTCCAGGCCGCGGTGCCGAAGGTGCCGATGCGGAAGTTGTCGAGCGGGAGAGGCGCCCCCTCGCCGAACCTCGTCGGCAGTGCCGTGACGTCCGACCGGGCGACCATCGACTCGACCGTGCGAATCGTGTCGCGGATTCTCTCCGCAGAGCCTCCGGTAAGAACGAATCTTCCATCCATTTTCAGTACAGCCGGAGATTGAGGTCGGCCACAAGGTCACCGGACTCCTGAACTTGGTATCGCACGACCAAGGGATTCAGGCCGCCGAGCAAGTCTCTCGGCGTTCCGTCAAGGTTCAGGGCAATCGGAGACGACACGGGCCTCTGGACCCACCCGCCCCGGTCGTCATAGGACGGGATTGCCAGCATGGCTCGCACCTTCTCGTTCTCGGTCCCTGACGCAAGCGTCAGTGGAAATTGAACCTTCTGGCCGTTGTGCGTGAGGGCAAGACCGAAAGGATCGACATCGGGCCTATCCAAAGCACCGACAAGGTTCTTGACGTTGATTCCCTCGACGACCTGAAGGTGGTCCCATCCGAGAACGATCCGAGTGGGGTCGCCTTCCCCTCCGTCAGGATCACTCACAAAGACGATGTTTGCCTTGTGGACAATCTCATACGACGCGATCCACCCTCGAAACGTCGATCCTTGGAACGTCTCGACGTGCGCCCTGCTGCTGATTCCGCGGAGCATCAGCGTGTGAAGAGCGAAGTCGTGCGACCCGATCTTGACTGTCTTGCTATTGATCTTTCCGACATGATCCATGTGCCGGAGCGGATCTGAGCCTTCGTACTGATCGACGCGAATGGTGGTGACAGGAACCATCTTCCTGACGCCCTCGTACCTGTCGCCGACCGGATTGACCGGCACGACCCACTTGCCGGTCCCGAACTCGTTCCACGTCGGCGCCGGGATGTCCATGAGGGAGGTGTCGGCCGACCAGTTGGAAGGTCTTACCTCTGGCTGGATCGTCTTGGGGTCTGGGCGACCGCTGGAGGACGCCGTGGAAGCAAAGCTCTTGTAGTTGAACGTGACGATCGAGACCATTCTGCTGTCGCCGTCGAACTTGGCGTCGAACGAGAAGCAGATGAGGTTCGAGTTGTAGGGGTGTACGGTCCCGATGTAGACGCCCGTGTACGCCTGGGGGTCAAACACCTCGGCGGGGCTGACCAATATGACCTTGAAGACCCGCTGGGCCGTGTCGTGAAGGCCGTCGTCCTCGCTCGTCCGCGAGAACGCCTGTCCCTGCGCGAGTTCTGTGGCGTACCTCGGCATGGATCAGCCCTCCGTGATGTCCACGCGAAGGATCGCGGAGGTATGGCCTGTGGCCTGGAAGCTGACCCCGCTGGGGAGTCGAAGCATGGCCGGTTCACCGGGCCGGGGAGCCGCGAACCCGACGACATTCGCCCCGCTGACGGCAGAGACTAGCACGGTAGCGTTTGTGTTGGTCGAGATATTCCAGAACTGCGCCAGCCCGACTGCCGACAGGTTCGCAGTCGAGAGCGACACGGCGGTTGACGACAGCGTGTAGACGGTCGTCTTCATGCCCGCCTGACTCATGGTGGCGGTGACGTTTGCGGCGTAGAGGTTCGTCGCAAGGTTCCCCTTGCTGACGACGATCGTGGTTCCGAAGTTGAGATCAGCCATCTAGCCCTCCTACCTGAACTCGACCGCGACCCCTGTCGCGGCAAGGATTCGGTCTGCGATTGTTTGAAGAAGCTCGCTTTGGTGTTTCATTTCCGCGAAGTTGACGTCGCGACTTGCGTCGTCGCCGCGAAGCAGTCGGTTTAGCTCCCGCTGCCCCTCGAACGTGGACACGTCCGAGGCATTCAGGGCCGCCCGGCTGGGGCCGCCAAGCAGGGCGTTCTCACGCTCCATCCCGAAGCCCTTGAGGGCTGTTTGCGTGTCCGCGACGACATTTCCGAACGCCCTTTCGATGAACGACCGCCTGTCTGCGTCGTTTCCGATGTTCGCCGCAGCAGCGCGGATGTCTTCGGCCTGCGAAGCCTGATCCCGAACCCTGCCGAGATCGACGCCCCTCGCCGCAGCGGCGGCCTCCTCGGCAATCGCCGCCTGGATCTGGTCTGCGAACTCCTTCACGCCGCGGGCCGCTTCGTTCAACTTGTCGCCGAAAGCCTTTGCCGCCGCGGCGTCCTCGGCGATCGCGTCAAGGACCGCCTTGTCGGTTGTTTCCGAGGCCGCAGCGGACAGGGCAGCAAGCGTGGTGGCGACTCGGTCGATTTCCGTCCGAAGAGCGGTGACGTCCTGAGTCTCCATGGCTGCGGAGTCAAGCGTATTCTTCGCTTTCTCGATCACATCCGATGTGTCGAGAAGAGACTTGTTGACCTCGTCGATGATCGCGGAGTTCGCCTCTTTCAGGCCGAACTCAAGACGGGCGAGTTGCTCAAGAAGCGCGCCGACAACGGGGGCCGCAACCGCTCCCGGCGCCCTTGCGATCTCGTTTGTCCTGAACTCCTGATCAAGAAAGGCGCGAAGCTGCGCCGCGGCACCCTCCTTGTCGGCCGCGATCGGCACGGCGTTCATCTGCGCGTTGACGAACTCCTCAAACCGTCGAGCGTCGCCGGGGTCCATGCCGTCCATTCGGATCCGGCCGAAGGTCTGAATGGCCTGCTGAATCGAGGCTTGGACAGCGGCTCCGGGGCCTCCCCCAACGCCCCGATCGACAAAGTCGTTGAATGCAGCATTCCTCGCGAGCGACTCACGCTTCGCCACCTCGACCTGCTGCTTTGCGATCTTGATGCGAAGCTGCGCGGCTTGCTGCTGGACTGGAGTCAAGGAGAGCAACGCCCTCTTCTCCTCCATGGCTACGCTTGCTCTCGCACTCGCAACGCCCGTGTCGTTGGCGTAGATGTCCTCTTCCATCGACTGCTGGCGCGTTCTTGTAAGGTCAGACAACTGCTTTGCGCGGTCGGCCGCCTTGACGCCTTGTGGCGACATGGCTGCGGTCAGGCTTTTCGCGAGGTCGCGGTAGGCGGTGGTAAGTTCCTCGGCGAGAGACTTCTGCCGTTCAAGGGCTTTGTTGAGTGCTTCCGTGCGGTCTGCCGACGTGCGTCCGGCGTCGGCCCACTTAAGCAGCGCCACGACCGCCTGCGACCCGATGGTGAACGCGAGGCCCGTAAACAACCCCGCTGTGCCGCCGAGGATGAAAGCCATCTGGGAGATGTTGTTGCTGACGGCACGGATCTTCTGATCTAGCCCGCCCGTGGCCGAGAAGAAGTCGTCGATGGCGAATCCCGCCTGCTGGAGTGCAAGACTGAGCTTATCGACGCCACCTCTGGCGATGTCACCAGCCCTGCCAACTTCTTGCCCCAATCCCCGACGGCTCCGGCCGGTCGCGGAGGAGGCTTCGTTTACCGCTTCGTTTCGCAGTCGCTCGATATTCCTTCTCGTCGCCACAGTGCCAATTTCGCCAGACTCAAAAGCATCGCCGATGGCGTTCTTGAGGCGAACGAAAGCATCGACGGCCGGGCCTCTGGCTTCAGCCGAGGCGTTCCCTATCGCCCTCTGCAAGACCTGAAGCTCTGCCGTGTACCCAGTCAGCGCCCTGCGGTCGAGTCCGAGGTTTATTCCGGCAGCACCGCGGCCTCCGAATGACTCTCTGAACTCGTCCGTGGCACTCGTCCTGGCGACGCCGACGGCGCCGGACAACCTTGCCGCTGCCGACCGCTCGGCTGCGGCGTCTGCTTGCATCTGGTACTGAGAGGCGTCACGCATTCTCGCGGCGTTCTCGTCGAGCATCTCGCGACGTCTTTCGTCTCGCTCCCTGTCCGCACGCTCTGCCGCAATTGCGGCCTGCTCCTCGTCGTAAATGAGCTGCGCGGTAAGTCGCTGGCGCTCTTGGAAATCCTCTTGAATCCTCTGTCGAATCAGCTCCCGCGATCGAAGCTCCGCTTGGGCGGCTTCCTGCGCCTGACGCTCTCCGGCTTCGCGGGCGGCCCGCTCGGCGGCGATCGCGGCCTGCTCTTCGGCGTGGATTTGCTGGGCTGCGGCTCGCTGCCGCTGCTCGAACGCGGCTTGATCGGCGTCGCGAACCGCCCAGATTCGCCTCTGCTGCTCCAGCGCCTCGTTCGCGGCGTTCTGGTCAACCGACTGATCGCGGACCCTCTGGCCCAACGTGGCGAACATCTGGGACGTCCCGATCGCCTCCCGACCAGCCGCGCCAAGTGTTGCGAACCGGGCATCGCGGGCTTCTTTGTCGGCCTGCATTGCGGCAGCGTCTCGGGCCGCACCTGACTCCACAACACCAACGGCACGCCTCGACGCGGCGCCGAGACCGGCGAAGAGAAGATCCGTACCCCTCGTACCTTTGTCGCCGCGGCCGATGGCACTCAGCCGCTCCCACCCGTCGGCCGCGGTCCCTGCGGCTTTGAAGGCAACGCCAAGCGACTCAACCCTTCGGATCAGTTCCGATATCTCCCCGCTTGACACTGAGGCGGCATCGGTCGCCATCTTGTCGAAGAGGGCCTGGGATGCCGCTTGAAGAGAGACTATCTGAGGCTCGAAGTTACCCCGCAGAATGCCGCCGGTCTTCTCGATCTCAAGAGCCAGTTTCTTCACCGGCTCGGAGATGTCATCGCGAATCCGCAGCCTCTTTCCGAAGTCCTCTGCGTCGAAGCCCTTGACGGCCCCCATCTGCGCTGCGGCAATGGCGCGAGCCTGCTTTTGCGACGCCGTGTAGATGTCGCCAAACGACTTCTCGACGGAACGATTCGTGTTCCGAAGAGTCGTCTCGATGGACCGCAGGGCCTTGTCGAACGGGGCTGCGAAACCGCTCTGCACCTTGGACGCAATGTCCGTGGTGTTCACGGTGACGATCGCAGAGATTTTTCCGAGGTATCCTGCGCTCATCACACTCTCGCGTCATTGTCGTCGCCGGGAGGGCGAACGAGCTTCATCAGTTCCGAGACAATCTGCTCCTGAGACTGCTCCGGCCTTCTTGTCGAAGGAATGAATGCCGACTCATCCGGCACCTTGTTCCCGTAGTTCCCCGAGGCCGCCATGATGATCCGACACAGACGGGCGGTCTGCTGCCACCCGTCTGCGATCGGCCATCTCTGGTCGTATGCGTACCACTCGGCGATCTCCTGGGAGTCCACCTCGGCCAGGAGCCGCTTGACCGTCATGCCGAGGGCGAGGGCGAGCCTGAAGTAGAAGCGTCGCTCGGGCCGCTCGGCGAATCTTTTCCCAACTCCTCGACCTTCTTGACCGAGAGGTAGTTGATGTCCCAGGCACGATCGAACACCCTCGCCAAGACGTCACCGGACTTCTCGCCGAGAGAAGCGACCTGATCGGGCGTGAACAGCAACGACCCCTTGTCGTCGCACAGCGAGAGGACGAGGAACCGGCATCGAACCGACTTGTCCTTCTCCTTGTTGACCCACTCCTCGAACTGGTCCCGGTCAGTCCCTCGAAGAACCCGGACGTAGACCGTCCCGCCCCACTCAGGAACCTCGACAGGCTCGACCTTCGTGTCGTTCGCAGAGAGAATCTGGCTGGCAGAAAGCGCTGGCATGATTGAACCTTGCTCAAGAACCGTAGTAATCAGTCATCACGAAGCGAATTGAGCCTCGGACGACATCGCCAGTCCTGACTTCCGTGCTGGCTGACTCAAGGATTGCGTTCCGCGAGACGCTGTAGCCGGGCGAGCCGAAATACAGAGTCCCCCGGACGCCCAAAACCGCCTGGGGGTCGATGCCCCCGGCGGCGTGGATGTAATCGACCTGGATCCGGCCGGGGGAGGCCGCGCCGGTTGGCACCAAGACGGTCGCGCCGACTGCGTCGTTGATCCCGGTCATGTCCGCGACCTCCGCTGTCGGAGTCTCGACGGACATCCCGGTGATCGTCGCCGCAATGCCGTTGAACGTGAATGTGGCGCCCTGTGCGCTGACGCCTGCCATGCTTCACGCCCCCAATCAGGCAACCTTGAACGTGACGCTTCCAGACACCAGAGCGCCGACCGACCCGCCGATGTTCGCCGAGGTGATCGTCGCGTTGCTGCCGGTGAACTGGAGCGGCCCGGTGATGGAGAGCGCCCCCGAAGTGCCTGCCGTGAGGACGGTCTGGGAGATGATCTCCACCGAGACTTCGCGGTTCGTCGCGAAGCCACCCACCCACTCACGCCGCCCGTTCGGGGCGATGCCGAGGTGACTGCCGTCGATGACGTCCTGCTGATCGGAGACATTGACGCTCGTCACCGTGAGAACGGTGCCGCCGAAGGAAAACGTGAGACCCTGTGCGGAAATACCGGCCATTGAACCTGCCTCCTTGCGGGGTTACGCGGTGGCTTCTTGCCACCGCACTTGGTACGCCTGCCTGACTTCGTATGCCGGTGGAAGCTGCGAGCCTTGGGTCGTCGGATCGAGGAAGTCGTCAAGCTCCGAAACCAGCCGTATATCTTGTATTGTAGCGTTCGCGAGGGTTCCGGTGCGGCCATCCAGCGTCAGACGGACCTCGTCCGCAAGCTCTCTGGCAGTGTCGTAGTCCAGCGCCCAGCAGGCGAACTGAATAGTCACAACGGGGACGTAGAGAGGCCCGGAGAGGTGGGATTCCCTTGTGATATTGGCTCGACGGTAGAGGATGAACGGAAAATCCGAGTCCTTCGGGACCGCGAGCGGGTAGACGTTGAAGCCGACGTGGCGCGCCACGTTCGGCGCGGTCATCAGCCGGAGGCTCAAATGTCTCTCTGGTGAAATGATCATGCGGCGTATGCCGATACGGCATTCCTGAGTACGCGAATCACCGCGTTGTAGGCGTTCATCCTCTGGTTTCCGATGGACTCCCTCATCCAATGGAGGGCGGGCATCGGGGCGATCGTCTCCCCCGGCCGGAGCGTGATTGGATGCTGACGGGGGCCAGGGCCGTCGGCGAAGTCTCGCGAGTAGCCCGGCCGTCCGGCTGGCTGGTTCTGCCGCTCCCGAAGGCTACCCATCAGGAAGTAGTAGCCCTTTCCTGCATTCAGGAACTGCTCGTCATTCATGCGTGCGGTTTTTCTCATCGGACCCATGCGTCCGTTGATCTTTTGGTGGACGTTGACATAGGCCCGTCGCCCTTGTGTTCCAGGGCGGCGCGGGCCGGACCCGAACTCGATGAGCCATGCCGCGTTGCCCGATCCTTCGCTCTCCGTGGCCTTCGACGAGCCAGTGCTTTTCGGACCCACAATCGCCACCGCCACGACACCTCCGTACTGGTTGTCGTAACGCTTCTTCTTTGAGTCCACCGACTTGGCGAGGTTGCCGGTCGCCATGTGGATCGTCGCCCTGCGTTTGTAGTCGCCTCCGATGATGCTCGCGCCATGCTCGACCGCGTTGAACAGGACCGCGTCGCTCTCAAGGACTCCGACGAAGCCCTGAAGCTGTTTCATCAGTTCTCGGACGCCGTCGATTCGGATGCCGACGAAGCCTTCGGCGGTCTGCTTGCCGGTCAGGCCGGAGGAGAGGACTCGGGCGAATGCGTTGTAGCTCGAACCCACAGCCATCACGTCACCTCCTTGACGAGGATTTCGTGGATGGCGCGGACCTCGCGCTCGACGATGCTGGAAATCTCCAGTTCGCGGCCCCGCCAGATCATCCGCCATGTGTGGGCGATGCCCGGAAAGAAGCGGATGCGGACCTTGTGGCTGACGATGGCGTTGGCCTGCATCGCCTGGAGGATTTCACGCGAGGAAAGGCCCAGAACGCTGGCCCAGACCTCCGCGACGTCCTCCCACTCCAGATTGGCAGACCCCATTCCAGTCCGGTTCGTCGCCGGTTTCTGGAGCAGCACCCGCTCGCGCATCATGCCGGAGTTGATCATCAGCCCACCCAGAGTGCCGTGTAGCTGCCCTGGCCGCTCACCGACGCCACCGTGACCGTCGCCGTGACCGGCAGGACCGCCACGCGGCCCGCCGAGACGTTGATTGCCCCTGCGATCCGCAGGGGCTGGGATCCTTCATTCTTGACGACGAGCGTCGAGAGGATCGTCGGGCCGGAGATCGACACCGCCGACGTCCCCACGGTCGCCGATCCGGTGTACTGGACGACGTTCGGCTCGATGAGGAAGTGATCCGACAGGCTGTTGACCACGAACGTCGCCGTGCCAGCGTCGTGGCAGACGAGGTCAACGTCGAGCTTGGAGCGGAGGGTCATCGGTAAATCCCCATGTCAGCAGCCGCCAGGATCGTGTCGAACGTCTTCGGGATCGTTCCGTAGGTGTTCGGGGCCACGATCTGCCGCGTGTCGTACCAGTGAGCCACCAGGGTCATGATCAGGTGCTTGACGATGGGCGGCGCACTGGAGCCGTCGTCGCCGTAGCCCGCCTTGTAGTTCACGACGACGCTGTTCTCGTCGCCGCGGACGGCAGGCCATGTGTCCGACCAGTTGGGATAGATGCGGCCGGGGACCGTTCGGGTATCGACCCGGAAGTCTCCGGCCGCGCTGGTCTTGGTGGACGTCGCGCCGTCCCCAAGCCGATAGGTCACGGTGATGTTGCTGCCCTGAAGCATCGGGCGGGGGAGGATGATCGCCCACACCGGGAAGAGGTCGTAGGAAACCTCCCAAGTGGTCGTCAGGATCGTGATGTCAAGCTGATCCTCGACGTACTGCCGGGCGACCGAGATCAGCGATTGGATGAAGGCATCGTCGGCCTCGGTGTCCACGCGGCACTGCACCTTCGCCTCGGCGAGGGACACAGGCTCGACCTGGGGCTGCGTGACGCGGACGAGGCTCCGGTACGGAGTGATCGTCGGCGTCGGTCGCTGCGGCGTGCCGAAAACGATGTAGTCGGGCATCCTTACCCTCGCTTCTTGCCGCTGGTCACGACCTGCGGCTTCGGAGACTGTTTCGGCTCCTCTTCCTTGACCTCTTCGATCGTTCCCATCTCGATCAGGGCCTCACACATGCCCGAGGGCCAGTCCTCGAAGACCTGCCCCGCCTCGTAGCCGTTGAAGCCCATCAGGACGCGAATCTTCATACCTGCCCCCAAGCCTTCTCGGGCGCTTTCTGCCCGTTCTTCCAGAACTCCGTCGTGTGCTGGAGGACTTTGCATCCCTCCACCTGCCTCGACGGCCAAGTGATCATCAGTTCGGCGTGGCCGACGCTGACGTGCGTCGCGAGGCCCAGCTTGAACCCGGCCCGCTTGAACGCCCGCCACATGTAGATGTCGGCGTCTTCGTGGCCCCCGGTGAACGTCCCGTCTTCGTTCGCCGACTCCTTGAACCAGGGCTTCGGGACGGCCTTGATGGCCGAGGCCCGAATGAACGTGAGGCCGAAGTGGGCCGTCTCGACCCACTGGACCGGCTTCTTGAACCAGTCGTCCTCGACCTCCAGCTTGACGTCGGAGCCGACGCCGTGCGGGGCGAACATGACGGCATTCGACTCTCGCTTCACTTGGAGTGGGGCGATGGCGTCGGCGCCGCTCCACAGGGCGAGCGTCAGCAGGGCCTCGACCGTCTTCGAGGAGAAGACGGTGTCGTAGTCGATGGTCAGGATCCAGTCGGCGTCATCGGCGACCGACTCGATAGCCATCTGGAGGCTCTGGCCCCAGTAGGCCCCTGTGACCTTGACCGGGGAGATGCCGTGTGGCGCCAGGGCCGACGCCACGCAGAAGAAGTTGTCGGTGAATCCCAGCCGCGGCATCGACATGACTGCCGCGACTTTGACTTCCGCTTCGGTGTTTCCGACACGAACCAGCATTTTCAACGCTCCAAGAAGGAGCGGGCGCGCTTCCCTGCGCCTTTCTGGCCGTCACTGGCCGTCCCGCATGAGATCAGCCAACCACCCAACCGATGCAACCGGCTTCCGTCGCGTCCACGGGGGCCTGCTCGGCTCGGGAGAGCCGGGCATGGGCGACCATGTTGATCGAGGCCGACGGGGTCGCCGTCAGCCGCAGATACCGCGGCTTCGCCTTGGTGTCCACGTCGATCTTGTAGAGCGCCACCGCGTTGGTGTTGCTCACGGCCGCGATCGTGAAGTCGGTCCCACCGACCAGCCCGCTGACGGGGCTGAAGGTCACGTTGTCGTTCGACTGGTCGATCTTCAGCACCGACGCGAACGTGGTCGCGGCGTTGCTGGCCCGCATGGCGACGAACGACACATGGTCGTAGCCGAGGGTGTCCACCGTGAGGGTCACGGCAGACGAGCCGACCGTACCGGGGACCGCCGCGACCACCTTGTCCATCTGATGAAAAATCATCGCTCTTGGTACTCCTTCGGAGTCTAGTGGGGTAGTGAGGTTCAGGACGCGGCGGTCTTGAGAGCCGTGACCGGGCCGCTGATGTCGGTGCCAGACCCGTCCTTGCTCGACAGCGTGTGGTGGACGATGTCGAAGCGAAGAGTTCCTTGCAGGAGGAGTTGGTCCGTGGTCGCGTAGACTTGGTCGTACATCCGCACCGAGAAGTCCCGGCGGCGAGCGTAGATCGAGGACAGGGCGAGGTTGCCGAACAGAACCTTGACCGCCGACGGATCGGAGCCGAGGGTGCTGTTCATCACATGGATCTGGTTCACCGGGTAGCCCAGGAACGTCTCCGTCACGCCGCCGCCGAGGTCGGCGATGGTGTTACCACCGGCCGCGTAGCGGAGGCGAGCCATCGACGCGGCGTAGCCAGCGGGCGAGATGTACCACTGGGCGCCCTGGCGGGCGTACAGCGGGAGCTTGGCGACCAGCTTGAGGAAGTCGCTGATCGTCAGGGTCTCGAAGCTGACGCGACCCGCGTCGGCCGTCTGCATCGAGTTGGGGTAGCTGCCGTTGTTGAGCTTGTTGACAAGCCCGGTGATGCCACCGAAGTTGCTCGTCCCGTCACCGATCCATCCGCACTGGTCGATCTGAAATGCGAGCGAGGTAGCGAACTCGGCGGCCAGGGCGTCGGCGAGGCTGATCAGGCTGTCCTCGACGACCTCGCTCGACATCCGGCTGGAGACCGCGAGCTTCTTCGCCACAAGCTGCACGTTCGCGTAGCTGGGCTGGCTCTCCTGCACCGCGACGCCTTCGCCGATGAAGTACGCCGTGGTCCCGGTGACACGCTTCGGGATGATCATCGTGTCGCGGGTCATCGTCACCTTCTCGACGGGCGAGGAGGCGAAGGTGCCGTAGTTCTCGACGAGCCGGATCACGCGGGCCGCGAAATCCGTTGGGACGAGCGCGCCGCCGGTGCTGTTGGTGTTCTCGCCGAGGGCGCGGGCCTCGACGCCGTGATCCTTGCACCACTGGATGTCGTCGGGGTGCTTGAAGAAGGTCGCCTTGATCCAGCGACCCATGCGGTAGGCCACCTCGACGTCCTCGGGGCGCTCGTTGAAGGCCCGAAGCTGGGTGTGGTGGGGGACCGGCACGCCGCGGATTTCGAGGCTGTTGAGGAACTTCCGGCTGCGTGCCTCGGTCGTCTCCTCGACGGCGGGGGCCGGGGCGGGAGCGACGGCGGTCGTCGGGGCCGGGGCGGCAGGCTCGACCGTCGAGCGAAGCTGGGCTTCGGCGTCGGCGATGTTCTTCTCGAACTCCAGGCCCTGCTTCACGACACCGGACTCGGTGACGAGCGAGCGGAGTTCCGAGTCCTGCTCGGGGGTGCGGTCGGTGAGGTCCGAGAGTTCCCGCATCCGCTTCGAGACGGCGGCAGCGCGGTTCTGGAGAGCCTTGAGGTTCTTCGACATTCGACCTGCTCCTGTTTGTGAGCCGGTCGATGCGAATGCGCGGCGACCGGCGGGTGTGTTGCCCGCTAGCACGCCGCGAACGTGAATCCTCACGTCACTCGCACTGCTCCTCGCGACGTCCGTCGCAAGGCATCAATGACTGATACTTTCAACCTAACCTGTTACTTCGTCGCCGTGCAAGTGAGTCGCCAGCACGGCAGCATCCATCGCGGCGATGGCCGCGATCACGGCAGCATCTTCACGCTGCTGTTGCGTCGGTTCGGCCGGAGTTTGCGTCGGCTCACTCGTCGGCGCCGGTGTGTTCTCGTCGCTTCGCTTCGCGGGATTCATGGATTGATCCATGTCGTTGTCGGGTTCCTCCTCAGCGTCGTCATCGACGGCACTGATAACCATCCGGCAGTTCATCCCTGCGCGGCAGTACGG